CCCGTACGCAATTTTGTAAAAGGAGAGCCTCACTCGACCAAGAAGGTCAAACAAGGACGTTGGCGCCTAATCATGAGCGTCTCCCTTATTGACCAGATGGTGGAGAGAGTTCTGGATACATCCCTGAATTGCCAAGAGAAGATGTATCACGATGACATACCGTCGAAGCCTGGACAAGGCTTCTCGGAGAAGTCTGTCCGCGATGCTTATTGCAGAGCCTCTTTTGAGCGCGGGAGCAAGGGTATTGCAGAAAGTGACATCTCCGGTTACGACTGGTCCATGAAACCGTGGGAGCACGAGATGGACGCAGACATGCGAGTCCGGATGACCTGGGGACCCAAAGAAGCCCTCAGGAGGTTCGACCACATGATCCACGTACGCTGTGCTCTCGTCATTCTGGCGGTGTTCGCCCTCGAGGACGGATCCTTGTGGATGCTGAGTCTTCCTGGAATCCAGTTGTCGGGCTCGTTTAATACGAGCTCAACTAACTCAAGGGTTAGGGTTGCTCTAGCATACTACGTCGGAGCCCGGTGGGCTGATGCCCAGGGCGACGACGCTATTGAGGACCCTGTCGAAGGAGCGCGCGACGAATATGAGCTTCTCGGCCATCCTATTAAGGACTATCGAGTGTGCTTGCCGGATGTTGATGAAGACCCCTCGTTCACATTTTGCAGCGTCAGGTTTTGTAGATCTGGCGCTTCTTATCCAGTGGACGGGACGAAAGGACTCTACAATTTCTGCAAGCTCAAGGAGTGGGATGTCGACCGAGTTGTGGCGTTGCGCCATGATTTGGATGGGAGCCCACTCTGGCCGAGTGTGCTTGCCGCCCTCCGGTTACATCGGCCAGTTGAGTACGAGAAGTACTCCTGGCTGTTAACCGATGAGGGAAATCCGCAATAAGGAACAACTTATTGCATATGCCAAGACGAGCAAGAGTTAGAAGGCGTGCACCCGTGGTTGTATTACAACCTAAACACGCATCTACCTCCAGTGAGAAACCACAGAAGAAGAAAACACGACGACGAAAGAAACCGTTTGCCGGACTGTCTCGAAACATCGGCGCCGCAATCGGGTCCTACTTCGGTGGACCTGCGGGTGCCGCATTCGGTGGCATGGCCGGCTCTCTCTTTGGAAAGGTCACGGGATTGGGAGATTACAAGGTCAACCGCAATACTTTGATGACGGACCAGGGGCCCCCTGTGTTCGGGACAAACAGCGGGATGACCCGAGTTCGCCACCGCGAATTCGTTGGAAATGTCTACTCCACAACCGCGTTTACTCTGACTAGCTACCCCCTGAACGTGGGCATGTCAGAGACTTTCCCATGGCTGTCCATTCAGGCCGCAGGGTACGAGATCTTCAAGCCCTGCGGTATGTTGTTCGAGTTCAAATCGATGGCAGGTTATGCCACCGGCTCGAACACTGCTCTCGGAACAGTAGTGATGGCTACTCAGTATGATGTTGAGCGTCCAGTCTTCGATTCAAGAAGGCAGATGGAGGCCCATCAATACTCTGTGTCTACTGTCACGTGTAACTCAGCCCTACACCCAATTGAGTGCGATCCCAAGCGCAATGTGTTGGGTGAGTTTTATGTGCGCTCAGCAGCGCCTACCGATGAGCGCGATCTCAGGTTCCACGATTTGGGGACTTTCCAGATCGCTACTGAAGGACAGAACACGGATGGTGACGTCATAGGTGAACTATGGGTAACCTATGACATCATCCTGTGCACCCCCCAGTTGCCAGTCTCTGTCGGAGAAGTCTACTGGGCACAGTTTTCCACAGTCCCGAACACCCTCCCGTTTAGCGGCACTATGGTAGAAGCTGACTCCAATACGTTAGATATTACGTATACGGAGACGGTTCCCGGAGACCGCAAGTACATCACCTTCCCTCGAGCTGGGAAGTATGAGGTGTACTTCGAGTGGGTGGATGAGAATGCTGTGGCCCTAGTGACCAACTTCGTGCCTACAGCCCTGTGCAACTTCGCAGCTGATGATGGTCGATTCCTTAAGTCAGGGTCACACCCGACGATCGAGCGTAATAACGGATCACCCGCTATGGCTCGAGCCGTGGGGAGCGCCGGATCAGGAGTCGTCTATTCTATCTACTGCGTTGTCGACGCGATATCGGCTGGTGCCACTTTGCAAGGCCCAGCCCTAGCGTCGGCCCCGGATGCCGCCTCTCTCAGAGTTACGAGAGTGTCGACATTCGACGTTGTGGAGGCGAAGTCTTCCCTGGCCTCAGTCGCCAAGGTGGCGATTGCACGTGAGGAGAAGCGGCGTAGTCAGCGGCGGTTACCAGGTTGTGACCGCTGGGTGGCCCCGCCTTCCCCGTCCGCGCCGTCACCTCAGGATGATTATGTCCGGGTGAAGCCGCAACCACAATATCGCGCGTCTTTTGAC